GAGGAGACCCAATAGACTTTATCTATCTTACCGCCCAATTTCTCGACGTCCTCGTGTACATGTTTTAAGTTTTTCTTGACACCTGAAATGTGTCCGTACAAAGATAAAATGTGTTCTCTAGTATTTTTTGGTTCTATCGCCATATTAATTACCGCCAAAAAGTATTTCGTATTTCTGCGCTTGTGTCAAGCTGTTAAAGTCCCCTGGTATTAGTCTTTTATTTGCAGCTATGACCGAAGGGTTTGCACCAGTTACAGCTGGTGGTAATTGACCTACCGGACCTAAATCAGGTTCTGGTAAGTTTGCAAATGGATTTATTATTTCTGGTATGCCTTCTTCTGTTAATGGTATTTTGGATAATTGTTCTTTAATTTTAAATAACACTTCAGCTGAATCTTCAAAAGGATTTTTTAACCCTAATCTTCTAGCATTATCTGCAAAAGCTTTTATTACTTTATCTGAAATATTAAGAGGTCTAAAAACTCCATTTGTAACAGTTGCATATGTTGTGCCTCCAACTCTTTCCACTGCTTGTTCTGCAATTTTATCTTGTTTCATTCCTAAAACTTCTGCCGCTTCCATATCTCTATAAAAATTTCTAGTTTTTTCAAACAAAGCTCTGTTTGCATTTATATATGCATCAACGATTGCTTCTGGTGATACAGGTCCACCTTTTAATACTTCTGTTGTAAATAGTTGTCTAGAGTTTCTAACACCTTTTTGATACTCAGCTATTTTAAATTTAAAACTTCTTTCTGGTTTTACAGGTATGGCTCTTGCACCAATAAATCCTAGTGCCTCATTACCCAATTCATAAGTCTCACCATATTCATCAAACTTACCTTTGGTCACAACACCTACAGGCTCCGCGTTATTTTTAAATGCAAGTCCTAATCTTTCAAATTGTTTTGCAGAAAAAGGCATTTGTGCTTCAACTAAATGTTTTATACTTTTTGATATTTTTGTTCCGTCTGTATCATCTTCGTTAAACACTCTTGTGCCTCTTCTTGTTCTACCGCCTCTTGCTATAAGATCTAATACAGCCTCCGTCCAGATAGACTCTGATATAAATGGTTCTCCTAATTCTTTTGTACCAATCACTACACCTTTTATAAAATCATCCATGATACCATCTTTATCTTTTTCGCCTGCTTGAACTTGATTAATAACTGTTTGTATGGGTCTAGATCGCATTTAATTCATCTTGAGTTACGTTGTGTAAAGCTTTTGCCATCTCAACGGTTGCGTATGGCACAGCTGCTGTAGTTACACCCATACCTAATAATCTTTGCATACCTATTTTAAATAAAGGTCTAACTGTTTCGCCTTTGTCATTTTTCATGGTTGTAAATATCTCATCAAGACCACGTTTTACAATGTTTGTGCTTGTTCTAATTATTTCTGCAGGAAATGATACAAAGTTACCAACAGGAAATCTTCGTAGTCCTTTAATAAAAGAACCCACATAATCATAGTTAGGTATGTTGTTTCTTACGATACTAGCCGCTTCTTCCTCTAGTTGATCCGCGGTTCTCGTAATACCTTTCGCAGCATACGCTTTGCCTAATCTAGCTTTTTCACCTGCCCAAGACACGATCTTCCAAAAGTCATCCTCAGCTGTATACAAATCTTGTGATACTTGTTTTAATTTAGATAATGGTTTTAATAATCCTCTTAATGCTTTGTCTGATGTAACTGTTGCGCCAAAATCTATATCTTCTAACAATCCTCGTAGATCTCCTAATCTTACGTTAGAATTTACAACTCCTAATTTTAAAAGTTTTCTATAAAAATCATTTTGTTTTCTTGTACCTTTTAATCCTGTTTGTAGTGCTTGATATGCATCTTTAATCGCAGTTGGTGATGGTATGATACCATTAGCTGTTGCGAACGCACCAGCAGATACAAAGTTTCTTGCGTGTGTTACTGGTGATAATATTGTTTTAGCAATTTGTGATGTCGCTTTTGGATATAATAATAATCCTTCATAAATCTGTGCTCCTGTGCCTTTTGTTTTGTATGCGTTATTTGTTTCCTCTAATGCATCTGCTATCTCATCGATTGCAAACTTACCATTGATAGGATTTGTGATACCTGCTTCTAATGCTTTATTTGGGTCTACATTTATTTTTCTAATATTTGGACCCAAAGCAGCAAAAGCTTCTTCCTCTGTATCATAAAACATACCACGTTTACCCAAAGCTTTGTCTGCATCTGATTGTTTAACTAAATCATCAAAAAATTCATTACGTCTTGTTATTAAAGATAATCTGCTTGTGCCTGCAAGTATAGTCTGCATAGGGTTTTTTTGTTCTCCTAATAATTCTTTAATAACTTTTTGCGCATTTGGTGGTAGGTTTGCCATGTTAGCATAACCTTTTGATGTGATTGCATCATCCAAAACAGTTTTACCTGCAAAAAAATCTGGTATTTGAAATACCACATCAGATGGTTTATCCATCTTAAATCCTTTTGGTAGTTGTGCTGTTTTAACTAATCTGTTTACATAATATTCTGCTTGTTGATCTGAAATTCTTTTACCATTCTGTCTTGCAATATTTTTAAATAAAGTTACTGCGTTTTGTACTGCTTCATCTGTAGGTTTATAACTTAAAAAAGGTAATATAGATCTATTAGAAAATATATCGTATGTAGAACCTAAATAGTCTTGAAACTTTTTACCAAATAGTTGTTTAAATTCTTTAAACGCTGTTTTATCTCTTGCAATCTTACCACCAAGTGCACTAAACATATCACCCCAACCAGTTCTAATAGAATCTAGATTACCATATATAGCTGTTCTTATTTCTGGTTTGGCTTGTGCTTTATCTAATAATTCATCAACAATTTTTTTCTTTGCTTTGTCTATCTCACCAAATACAACCTTACCTGTTCTCTCACTAACTTTAGGCGTGCCTGATAACATCGCCTCATTCAAAGCTCTTAATAAATTATTTCTATCTTTTGCAATTAATTTATTTGTAACTGTTTTGTATGCAGGAAAAATAGCATCTATATTTTTATCTAGTTCTCTTGAAACTTGTTGTGCAAAGTTTACGTCAGCCGATCTTGCACCAATTTGTTGTCTTTCTATATCAAAAAATTCTTGTGTCTTACCACCTCTTGCTCTAAATTTGGATGCAAGTTTATCATAAAATCTATCTAGTTTAGAATTAGAGAACCGCATGTCTTTACCTCTTTTAGATAGTGCTTTTAATGTAGAACCTACACCACCAATTAATCCTGTAAATAGTGCACCTTCTGTGCCAAACTTAACTCTGTTAATTAATTCTCTTTCTGGATCGTATTCGTCATCTCTTTCTAATTCTGTAGGTCCACCTAACAAATCACCAAACGTCCCTGCCTCTTCTACATCACCAACAAATACACCTTCAGCCAAACCTCCAGATGTTGCTCCAGCAATAAATTTTGCAGTCTTACCTTTTCTATTTAGTTGATCTGCTGTATTTGCAGCATTACGTAAAGCTTTACCATCTGCACCTGTTACTTTAAAATAATTACCGGCTTTCTTAGCTTGCACTGCTTTACCTGCTAGACTTGTCCCAGCTTTGAATGCAAGACCACCTGGTAGACCAACGTTTGTTAATAATCTTGTAATCTTACCTGCAGCTGTGGCTTCTGCCATCTCATCTAGATTTGTAAGATCATCAAAGTATTTTTCTATCTCAGCTGCTTTGTTAGTATCATTTGTTAAATCATAGATACTTGCACCTAGTGAAAATAAACCTTTTGGTATGTCAATAAAACCAGCCCCAATACCTGCAAAGATAGAAGCAATTGTGCTTACATCGTTATTATCTTCTGGTCCGATTGTTCTTGATTCTGTTTTGGGTGATAGAAGTTCATCTAAACTAGCCATGTGACCTCCTAACTATAACTTCTGTCAGAAACTACTTTTTTATCTTTAACTTCAAATATTAATTTGTTTTCTTTATCACTATAAATACCGTCTGGTAATTGAGTTGATTTATCTGCCTGTATAACATCAACAGCTGTGACATCACCTTTGTAATCTGAGCCATAAAATGTTTCTGCCGCTAGTGCAAAACCTTGTGGTAATATAGTTCCACCAACAGAATTTTTACTTAATTCTTCAGCAAAAGTTCCTGATTGCTTTGTGGCTCTTTTAATGGCTTCATCTTTACTCATGCCTTGACCTACTAAATATTCTACAGTTTTTTCCACATTACCTGGAGCAAATTCTTTTTTCTTTAATTTATAAAGTTCTTGTGCTTTTTTAGCTTTAAACTCTTCAAGGCCAGCAAGTCTCTTGATATCTGGTGCTTTACTTTTAACTTGTGCTGCATCTGATATTGCTTCAAATCCTCTGCCTTCAAAGAATGCTTTTGATGCTGCAGCTAATGCATCTGCTGCATATTCTTGTCTAGCTCTGTCTAATCCTAAAGCTTTTTCAAGATCAGTCATAGTTACCTCTGGTTCGTCATCATCACCAGGTTTAGGTGTTTTTACTTTTTCTGTTGTTGTAAGATCTTCTATTGTTGTTTTACCAACATCTCTTATATTTCCTTTTCTTAAAGCTTCTAATCCTGTATCTCTTTCAGAATCACCTATTAAGTAATTTTCCATATCTTTATCAAAATCACTACCAACTCCTAGTTTGGGCATTTCTTCTCTTATCTCATCACCCATGGTAAAAAAATTATAAGCTGAGCCATCGAATCCAGGAGTTTCATCAGGCACAAAAGGATCTGATGCATTAGCAAGCACCTCAGCACGCGCACGTTCCATCACAGTATCACCAGATGAACCTGATGCATCCGCAATTAAACCTTCTGCTTCTTCTATAGTTGATCCTTTTATAAAATCTCGTGGACCTCTAATTCTACTTCTATTTGTAACTGGCACTCCTAAATTAGTATCAAGCGCAAAGGTGCCTAAAGGAAAGTCTTGTGGACCTCTTATTCTAGATCTTGCTTTTTGTAATATCTGACCACCATTATCATAACCAACTCTGCCACCATTTTCATAACCTAGTCCTGATGTAATTCCCGTGCCGCGGCTATCTACTTTACCACCTCTAAACATGGGTCGTCTTAATATTCTGCTCATTATGATCCAAAAATTCCTAGTTTAGAACCAATACTAGCCAGACCAGTTCCAATACCTAATGCAGTTTGTAACGGACTAACTGGTGGTGCTGGTGGTTGATACCCGACTGTTTGAGTCGGAAATGCACCAGGTTGTACTTGTGCAAGTTGTTGACCAACTAAACCTAATCTAGTGAATGGTTCGAATTCTGCTTCTCTTGCTGCCGCTGCCGCTGCATCTAAAGTTGCTTGTTGTTGTGCTTGACCTGCTTGACCTAATTGTGTTTGGTAAGTACCTAAACCTTGTCTCGCTGCAAGATCAGCTGCCGCTGCTGCTTGTGCTTGTTGAAATCCTTGTGCTAATAGTTGTGCTTGTAATCCTGCTCTACTTTGTGCTGCTCCTCTTGCTGCTTCTGCTGCAAGCACACCTTCTCTACCACCTCCAAAAGCTCCAGCTTGTATAGCTCTATCTCTTTGAGCTGTATTCGCAATCGCTTGTTGTCTATCGAATTCTGCTAAAGTTGTATCAATCACCTCTTGTTGATAAGGTGACATAAAAGGTTTGAAAGCATCTGGACCTGTAAGTGATCCTAATCCTGCCGCTGCAGTTCTTGCATCTTGTTGTAGTTGTGACTCTGCTGCAATCTGTGGTGCGAATGCACCTACATTAATTTTTTGACCAACTAAAGGATCTATTGCTTTTAAAAAATTAGTTAGTGATGCTTCTAATACCGGTGCTGGTCGTGTTATTGTAGTTGTTTCTGACATTATGCTCTTGCCTCTAATTTGTTCATTGTTTCATACATTCTCTTTGCACCTTTATTAACATCGCCACCACCTGCTGCTCTTACAGCATCGGCTGTCATTACAAATTCGTTTTTGCTTAATCTTGCAGGGACGTCGTCCGCTCTCTCTTTTTTACCTATTGGCACGAATCCACCACCTCGTAGATCCATTTCTTTACCGCCAAGATCCATTATACCACCATCTTTCATTTTTACAACACCTCCATCTTTTAGTCCCAATAATCCTAGTGTCTCATTAATTACGTCTTCAGAGTGATTTCCTGCGATCATAGCAGTTCTGATAGCTAATCTTCTATCATCATCAGAGGCTGTCTGCATTATACCTGTTCTCTCTTCATAATCCTCTAATTCTTTTTCATAATTTTTTAAAGCTTCTCTAGCTGTAGCCATACCTAAATCTACTGATCCTTGTCCTAATGGTGTTGATATTGCGCCTAGTGTTGCCATATCCAACCCTGGTGTTGCACCTCCTGGTCTTAAAATATCTGCCGCACTTCCTAAACTTTCAGAGGTTCTTCCTAAAAATTCTGTTCCAGATTTTAAGATGCCTGAATCCATACCTGCAGCTTTATCTGCAAAAAATTTAGGTGCACCAGGTGCTGTTAACGCACCTGTACTTGTTGCTAACAATGCAGATAATCCAGAAATTTCTCCTTCATTACCTTCTTGTGCTAATTGTGAAAATATGTTTGCACCACCAGATAGTAAACCTCTTGCTGCCATTTGTTGTGCAGCTTGTGTTTTAAGTAAACCAGATGCAAACCCACTTCCAAATCCAGGGGGTAACATAAAAGGTGTTAATGCAGCTGCATAAGGTAAAAAAGGTTTGATCTCATTAGGTACAACTTTACCTAAAAACCTTGCAATTGGCTTAGTAATCTTCTTTGTTACCTTTTTACGTTTTCTGTTTAATTTTGATAAAATTCCCATGGTCTATTAATTTACTTGTTTTTCCTACTTCCGTCAATCGCTGATGTTAGTCGCTGCACCCAAAGGTATTGATTCTACAGTGACATGAACATCTCTTCTAATATGCTCAGATTTAGTAGCAGTGTTAGGATTTTGTACATCCTGCATAGCTTCAGCATCTGACATATACTCTTGACCTGTTTCTGTGTTTGTTAATGTTACTTCTGTTTTAGGTGTAATGACCGGAACTCTTTTACCGTCTATTATTTCATACCTTACAGAAGCCTCTGTTTCTATAAATGGCATTATCTATCCTCCCTATTTATTTCTAGTATAGATGCAACAACATCAACTGCACCACTCGTTGCTTGCACTTTTAATATTTCACTTTCTTCCATAATTAAAGGCTCTGTCAATACTTGTTCTTTTTGACCAGAAGTTAAACTGACGTCGTTATCAATTACAAAAGCTGTGCCTGCTGCATTAGTTAAAGTTACTTTTACAACTGCTGAACCTGCAGCATCTTCTGCTACATTTATAGATTTAACAATAGCTCTAGAGTTGGAGGGAACAGTGTATAAACTTGTAAGATCTGTATTAGTTAAACTTACTTTATCATTTTTATATATATTTGCCATTTTATCCTAATCCAAAAAATGTGTATCTTTCAGAGTCTTCTTTTAATTGTGTTAAATAGGTAGCGTTTAATTGTTCTACCACTGTAGAGATAGCTCTATTAATTTGTCTTTGATTATCCTCTGTATATTCTTTTTTAGGTTCTGGTAATCTTACTACTATCTTTGTCATTATCTTCTACCATCTGGTTGTAGATCTACTTGAAAGGTACCAAATCTCCATGCCTCACCTGATCCGGTATTTTCTATCTTAATACTAGCGTATCTCCCTCTTGCTCTTGTATCTACTTTATTTGTAGATGATGTAATTGTAAAGGGGCTTAATGGAGAATCTGATCTAGTTTCAGCTGGAAAATCGCTTATTCCAATAGTCACTTTATTATTTCCTGTTAAAACTTTAAAGTTAGGTAAGAATCTTCTCATAGCTAAAAAAATTTCACTCTGATCTTTTTGTAAAGAAAAACTAAATGATTGCACAAAAGATGTTAAAGTTGTTGTGCTACCATCAGGATTAATTTGATCCGTTCCAATCTCATGTTCAAATAATACACTTCGACCTAATCCCGTCTCACCTACTACAGCTGGAAAAGTTCCTGTGGCTGTACTATTGTAAGCTGTCGCATAAGGTTTAGGATAAATTAAAGAATCAATCCAAGTGGTTCTAATGGAATTAGTATTTGTTCCGCCATACCAATTACCCATAGGTAATCTAGCATTATCTTCACCATAGTTGTAAGCAACATATCTATTATTAAAATCAGAACCTGATGTTGGATACCACCACGTTACTTCTGTAAATAGATTATTAATGCCTGCATTTATTTGTTGACCTTTTGTAGTATCAATGTTGTCATAAACATCATCTTCTACAGAACAAGGCAATGAGTTAACGGTACCATCAAAAGAGAAGAAACCATTTGTACCCATCCAATATGCAACACCATCTATTTCAATAGCTGCATTCTGTCCAATCAAACCACAGTTCGTGCCCACTTGTTCAAAACCAAATGTAAAAGGTGCACCAACAAACTTCATTGTATAAAGTGCGTTGTCTGTCCAAACTAGAATATTTTCTTTTGCAACTAATGCACCCATAATTTTTGTGCCGTCTTGTAATCTTTGTGTGCCAGCTGTGTTTGTAGCTTCAACTGTATATTGATTTATATCTTCATCTGCAGAGAATCTTATAAACATATCGTCTTGTGTTGTTGGATCACCAATCGTTGTTTCAGTGCCAAAATGAATTAAGTGTCTTGTTGTTGGAGAAACTAAAGTTGATCTTGTTGCTGTTGGATTATTGTTAGTTGCAAATCCTGATGTTGTTGTTGATGCTCTCGTTGTGAGTCTAGCTGCAATTCCTGCATTCCAAGTAAAAGTTTTACCATTTAACACAGTTGCAATAAGCACCTCTCCAAAATTACTTAAAGACCAAAGTCCAGGTTCTAATGTAACTGTAGATGCTTCTACTGCACTTCCAAACCCTGTAAAATCTGTTGCGTTGGTTACCGTTGCACCATCACTATGAGCTTGACCATTTGATGTGCCTGCAGTTGCTGTGCCTAAAGCACCTCTAGTAATACCTGTTAACTCATTACCTGCAACACCTGTGTAAGTTATTAATTCATTACCAACAGCTATTGTACCTGATGGACTTGGAAAACCTGTTGTTGACGTTAGTCTAATTTGTGTAGCTGAACCATTGTTACCTTGTGTATCCGCGCTCAACGCTCCGTCTAAATCATTTTGTAGAGCACCTGTAATTGTACCACCATAATTTCCAATACCAAATCCATAACCATAAGATTGTGCAGCTGGGCCAACAGGTTCATAAGGTTTTAAAGTTATACTACCACCAGCAGATACTGTGCCGGTTGCAGCTGATCCCATTGTAATTGTAAAAGTTGTTGGACTTGGAACACTAATAACTTGAAAGTTTTTATCTTCAAAGTCTGATGCTGAGAATCCTGTGCCACTTGGTAAAGTAACGCTATCAAATAAAACTATATCACCTACATTTATATTATGTGCAGCTGAAGTTGTTATTGTAACTGTTGTTGTAGAGTTTGTTGAAAGTGTTGCACCAGTAATATCAGCTTTCAAAGGTGTAACATCAAAAAGTTGTCCTTCAAAATATACAAGTAAAAATTTATCTGTACCAATAGCCACATATCTATTTCCTTCTTTATCTACGAATGGTAACATTTTTCTAGCCACACCAACTATTGTATCTGTTAATAGAGATTGCCAGCCACCAACTTTTTCTGGTAGGCCATATCTAAATCTTACATTATCAGAATCAACCCAACGACCTTCAGCGCCAACAGCTGTGTCTTGTTTATCAATTCCAGGTGCGAATTTAATTTTGGTTAGAGCCATGTGTTAGCTCCTATGCTGTGTTTGTTTTGAAAGCCCAACCTCTAGTAGCATCTACGTAAACTAAAGTTATAGCTTGTCCGTTTGTACTTAAAACTAGATTAGATGTTCCTGAATTTATGGGTTGACCATTTCTATCAATGGTTAAATTGTTTGAATTAAATGTACCTCTAGTATCTATGATAGTAATTTCATCTCCTACTGCTGGAGATGAAGGTAAATCAATTTCTATAGGATTAGCTGTTGTATTAGCAAAAATTTGTGCTCCTGCTACAGCTGCGTAAGGTGAGTTAGAATCTGTTATAGTTGCATAACCTTTTTCTATAATTCTTGTTGTTGTGTTTGTACCATCAGAAACACAAAGTAAAGTTGATCCTGGTGGAACAGGTTGAGATGTGCCACTAGCGGTTAACACACTTAATGTTCTATTAGATGTTCCTCTAACTGTTTCATCACTTATGATCCAAACTCTTTCAGATCCCGATGGCATTGTTAAAGTTCTGTCACCAGCTAAAGTTCCAGATAGCTTTAAATAAAAGTTTTTACCATTTGATGTTGCACCATCTGATAAAAGTAAAGTTACACTTGCACCAGCCATATCTATATCTTGATAACCACTAGCGCTTTGTTCTAAAATTTGTAAGTTAGTATTTGTAATAGTACCCCAAAGACCAGCTTTCTCTCCGGTTGCTACTATTTCTAATTTTAAATCTGATGAAAATGTTGATGCCATAATTTTAACTCGGATCTATAGGTGTCCAAACCATGTTTGCTCCTGGAACTATTTCGTTCCATGTAATTATACCAGGCTCTTTTGTATCTACCGTTAGTGGTACCCCACTAGGGCTTACAAGTGCCGTACCTGTGATTGTAACATTTCCAGTGGCTAACGTCAATGGATTTGCTGTAGGAGAAGCCGTAGCATCTGCTGTGACTGTAACGGTGCCAATACCTAATGTTAGTGGGTTAGCTGTAACACTTATATTTGCTTGACCTGTGATACTTAAAGTACCGAGACCTAAAGTTAATGGATTAGGAGTTGCCTCCTCTGTAACAGCATCTGCTATGACCCCTACACTACCAATAGTAATAGTTAATTGATTACCTGTTACAGCTACAGCTACATCTGTATCTGGTCCTGATGTAGCAAATGGTAATGCTGATATTGCGTCAAATCCTAAACTCATAAATAATCCTTAAAAGGAGACAGGGGGTATGTGGTGGTGCCCTGCCTCCATCTAAGAATTATATACTATATTTTTATAGTATCAACTCTGTTAATTCAGAGTTAGATCCCACAGAGCCTTTATAAAAAGTATTAAAAGCTAGACTTATTCTTGTGTTATTACCTTGTTTAGTTTCTACTTGATGAGTGGTTGATGATGGAAACATAAATAAATTACCTGTTTCGACAGGAAAAAACCAAGTGCCAGAATTCCATAAATTATATTTAGTATTATTTATTTCTGGGGATATTTGTCTATAGACTATAGGATCTGAAAAAAGTATTTTGTCATTTTTTATATCGGAATCAAAATATAATACACCAGATATTACTGAATTAGGATGTTGGTGTTGATGGTGATATTGATTAGCGTCGGTATAGTTTAACCACGATTGAGTTATATATAGTTCTATATTGTTTTTTGGACAAATAATAGTATTTAAATAATTTTTACAATGTTTATCTAAAAACTTTTTTATATTTTTAAATTCTTTGTTATTTAATATATAAGTATCTTTTGTACTAAAATTACCAATATTATTTTTACAATGTTTTTTGTGTTCTTTTACAAAATTTAACTCTTGTTTTGTAAATCCTCTATCCATTTTTGTTGTATAAATGGGTATCGGAAAAATAGAATGTATTACAGGTTCTTTCATTAATAACACCAAGATACAAAAGAGTATCTTGTTCCTTTTTTAACTGGTTTAACTAAATGCGGATATAAAAATACAGATGGGAATAAAATTAAGTCTCCAGGTTTAAATTTTATTTCGTAATCATCAAACATAATAAACTCGCCTCCTTGATAGTCATCATTTAAAACTCCAACAATACTTAATATTGGTATTCCTCTTCTTTCTCCTTCAAACATACTATGAATATGATCACTATGTTTAGACATAATTTGATTTTTATCATATCTATTAAATCTTATTTGATTGAAACCTTTCCAACCAGTAAAAGTTTCACCACCTATTTTATTAATCACAATATATTTTTCTAATGCTTTCCATGTTAAATGATGTAATTCTTTAAAGTAAGTTAAATTTCTTCCATAACAAACATCAAGTTCTTTATTACCATTTTTTGAGACGTCTTCATATTCTTGATGGTCTGAATATGTATGTCTTTCCCAGGTTGTATCTTTAGATAATTCTTCTATAGATTTATTACAAATATTTTTAGGAACCCAATTGTTTAAATGAAGTATGTAATCTTTTAAGTTTTTTTCCATTAATCAAAATAATTAAAATTTAATATATATCTAAAATCAACATTTGTTGATTTTGTTGCTCTATGTTCTATGTCAGAATTAAAAATTACTATTTTATTTTCTTCTGATTTTATAAATTTAATTTCATCGTTAATTTTAAACTCTGTGCCACCATCACAAGTATTAAGATAAAGGATAGCAGTTTTACATTTATACGAGTTATCAGTGTGAAAAGCACAAGCATCTTTTTTTAAAAAACAAGATGGAGCTAAATTTGCTCTAACCTCTACTACAGCTTTTGAATTTAATTTTTTTAAAATAGGAATAATATATTTAAAATATGCGTCACAATTTATTTGATTATTATTATAAAAAGAATGAGTAAAATAACCTAAATTGTCAGTTGTTCCTACGACCATAGTTTTTCTTTGAAACCACGAAAATTCTGATTCCATAATAAAAGTTTTTAAATCATTAAAAAACGCTGCATCTAAAAAATTATTAATACTATTCATAATTAATAATTGCGTAAGTAAATATTTTAGGATTCGTCGGAGTTACTACTTTGTATTCTACGTTAGAGTCAAAAGACACTAATTGATTTTCTGTGCTTTTAATAAAAGTATTATCAATCTCGATACCACCATTAGTATTATTAGCAAATAAAACTGCTACTTTAGTATTTGGTTTATGGTGATTAATTAAATATTTTTGTGGTTTTAATGTTTTAGTGAATAAATTAAATTTTACTGAGTGTAATTTTTTGTGTGATATTTTTTCTAACGCCGGTCTAATCATTTGTAAATAATTAATAAAAATACGAGATGTTAAATTAGAATCTTTTATAATTTCATTTGAGAATTTATATCCTTCACAAGGTCTATAATTTACAAAATCATTGTAAAACCAAAAAAATGTATCTCCTGTTAATGTGTCTCTAATACTAGAAAACAATACAGGGTCTATAAAATCATTTACAATGTTAAATTTTTTACTTTCTTTTGACATACCCACAATGTGATTAAACTATTTATTAAGAATTGTCAATCACTTGCCAAGTTTGATTTTCCTCATTCCAAGAATATGTTTGTCCATCATTAGGATAAGCGACTGGTGCTTCCCATTTACAAGACTCTTCATTTAATGTCCAACTTGAATAAGGTTTAGGAGGTATAAAAGCATTTCTATCTTCATCGTAAGTATAACCAATAGCAGCGTGATTTTTTCTAAGTGGAGTTCCACTTAGTTTATGTTCTCCACCATTAGTATTATAAGATGTTTGTTTCCAAATTGCCCAACCTGTTAATTTAGTTAAAAAATCAATTCCAATACCTTCTTGTTCAACACCATTACTATCTAGTAATTCATTGTTGTGAACAGAAAGAACTTCTATTACTTTATTGTTTAATCCTATTTTTGCAAAACTAGCCATTATGTTGTGTAACTCCCTGAACCTGTAAATGTTAATATTGTTTTTTCTTCACCATCACTAGTTGTTGAAATTGTTGGTGAACCTGAAGTTGTACCAGAATAATGAATAGTTGGAATACTTAAAATAACTACTCCTTTTCCTCCAGCACCACTATTTGAGGCACTACCAGAGCTTACTCCACCACCACCTCCGCCACTTCCTGTGTTTGCTGTTCCATCTACACCAACAGTTGAACCATTTGCACCACCATTTCCACCACCACCTGATCCACCAGTACCTATTGAATTAGGTGATTTTGCACCACTACCACCACCACCTGCTCTTGTGACAGAAGAACCTGTTATTGATGAAGCTACACCATCTCCACCATTTGCAGAATCATTACTAGATGTGCTTGAACCTACTGCACCAGCACCGCCTCCGCCGCCACCTCCAGCATTTGTGCTTGTTTGTCCACCGCCATCTTTTCCTTGACTTGGTGTTGTACTTGGTGTGTTACCAGAACCTCCTGAAGTCGTAGCAGCACCACCGCCACCACCACCAGAGCCACCATTCCCACCATTGTTGGGATAAGATGATCCATGTCCACCCCCAGCAGATGTGGTTGTTGTTAAACCAGAACCAGAAATTGATGAATTACTACCAGCGTTACCATTAGTTCTGGTTGATGTTTGAGTTGCACCACCATCTCCTACTGTAACTGTTATTGTTGTTCCAGTTGATGCTATAGATTGTGTTGATTCTCTATAACCACCAGCACCACCACCTCCTGCACCAGCACCGCCTGATATTTCTTTTGCACCACTACCTCCACCACCTATAACAAGAAAATCTATAATATAAGGTGCAGTTTCAAAACTAACGTCATCATCGGAAGTTGGAATCCAACCTTTTGTGGATCCTGAATAAACGATATTTATAGCTTGACCATTTGTATTATAAACTGGATTTGGAGTTGTGGCTCCTTGAAAGTTTTGTGAACCTTGATCTAAAGTTAACGCATTAGTTCCAAAATTTCTAGCAAAATCAACAAAATATAATTGATCTCCCACACTTGAAGAAGTGGGTAAAGTAACAGTGCAAGCATTTGATGATGTGTCTATCCAATATCCTTTTCCCGCTTCTGCAGTTAATGTTGCAGCAGTTACTATTGATGATTGCCAAGTAACACCGGCACCCTCTAGTGTTGCACCAGAGCCTATTGAAATTGTATCACCACTTTCACCTAGTGTTAAGGTAGTTCCTGATTGTGGTGCAATAGTATCTACTTCTATTTTACTCATTTATTAAATCCCATTGTTTTGTTTCTTCATTCCAAGAGTACGTTTGTCCATTATTAGGATGAGCAACTGGTGCTTCCCATATACACGTTTCTTCATTTAAAGTCCAACTATCAAAAGGTTTAGGAGGTATAAAAGCGTCTCTATCCTCATCATACTTATAACCTATTCCTGCGTGATTTTTTCTTAAAGGTGTTCCGCCTAATTTATGAACACCACCTTTAGTGTTGTAAGAAGTTTGTTTCCAGATAGGCCACTTAGTTAAATTTGTTAAAAAATCAATTCCTAATTTTTCTTGTTCAACACCGTTAGCATCTTGTATAACTTCATTAACAACCGAGTGAACTTCAATTACTTTCCCGTTTAATCCTATTTTTGCAAAAGTGGCCATTATGTTGTGTAGCTCCCATCTCCATTAAATGTCATTATTGTATTACTTCCGGATGTTGTAACAGTGGGTGATCCGGTTGTATTTGCTGAATAATTTGCAGTGGGTACACTTATAATAACCACACCTTTTCCTCCTGAACCACCAGTGCCTGGACTCGTGCCCGCAGCACCACCACCACCTCCAAGATTAGCAGTCCCACTACCTCCAGTGCTTCCATCATGGGGTCCAGTACCACCACCTCCACTTCCACCACTACCAGTAACACCATATCCCGTTCCACCACCTCCACCAGCGTATGTTACTGAAGATCCTGTTATCGTAGAAGCTGAACCATTACCACCATTAGCACCAGATCCTGATGCATTAGCTCCACCTCCACCACCCCCTGCGTAAGGAGAGCCACTTGTACCATTAGCTCCATTATTTCCTTGTGATGGAGTTGTAGCAGGAGTATTACCAGATCCACCTGGACCACCACCACTATCATGTCCACCGCCACCACCACCAGATCCACCATCTAAACCTATTCTCGGTGATGCAGATGGATAACTATAAACTCCACCAGCTCCTCCACCAGCAGATGTAATATTTGTAATTGCAACAGCACTTACCGAACTATCTGATCCACTAGTATTTTCTCTAGTGCTATTACTAGTTCCACCGGAACCACCATCTCCTACGTTTACCACAATTTCAGATCCTCCAGCTACACTAGATTGTGTAGATGTTCTAAAACCACCAGCTCCTCCTCCACCACATAAATCAATACCAGCTCCAGCACCACCCGCTACTACTAAAAATGATATATCGTAAGGAGCAACAAAAAAAGGATTATCAAACCTTGCAACAGGAACTAACCATCCTTGTGTTGAATCTGCATAAACTAATTGAATACCTTGTCTATTAGTAGCTAAAATTTTATTGTCAGTTGAGCCTTCTATTTTTTCTGATCCATTAGTTGCAATAGTTAAATTGTTTGTTCCAAATGTACCAGCATAATCTACTACTTCCACTGTAGCTCCAGAACTTCCTGCAGGTAATGTTAAAGTCCAACCTCCACTAGATGTGTCTGCAAAAATACCTTGTGCTGCAGATGCTGTAAAATTAGATGTTTTAACCGCTTGCCATTCAATGGAAGCAAAACCTGTAGCTGTTCCATTATTAGCTAGAGTTGCACCACTAGGAATTGTTATTGTATCACCAGAGGCTCCGATAGTAATAGTATTAGCGTTTTCATTAATAATATTATTACCGTCTGTATCCTGTATAGTGTTAACTTTTAAAATACTACTCATTTATTAAATCCCATTGTTTTGTTGTTTCATTCCAATCATACCTGTTTCCATCATCAGGATAATCAACAGGAGGATCCCAACGACAAGTGCTTTCATTTAATGTCCAAGATGCATAAGGTTTTGGTGGTATAAAGGCATCTTTTTCTTGATTATAAGAATATCCTTTGTTAGCATAATTTTTTCTAAAAGGTGTTCCACCTAGTCCATGAACACCACCTTGAGTATTATAAGAAGTTTGTTTCCAAACATCTCTCGTATTATATAAATTATTTAAAAAATCCATTCCAGCTTGTTCAGTTGTTGCAATATCATTAGATACTACTACAACTCTCTCAACTATATTTCCTACTCCTAATTTTGCAAAATGTGCCATTACGCTGTGTAACTCCCGCTTGCATTAAAAAGCATAATTGTGTCTGATCCACTTGTTGTAACAGTTGGAGAACCACTTGTAGTGCCACTATAAGCAGAAGTTGGCACTCTTAAAACAACAACTCCACTGCCACCACTAGCATGAGGTCTAGAAGCCCAGTTTCCACCAGCACCTCCGCCTGTATTTGCTGTTCCAGATGAACCTCGAACGACGGTAGTTTGTTTTCCTCCATCTCCACCACCACCAGTTCCACCTGATCCTGCTGTACCATTATAAGTAGCTCCTCCTCCGCCACCACCTCTTGTAACAGATGGGCCTGTAATAGTAGAAGCTACACCTGTTCCACCACTGCCTGCCGTGCTTCCGCTATTATCTGAACCTACTGCGCCAGCACCACCACCTCCTGCACCAGCTGCACCATTATCTGAACTACCACCTGCAAAACCTTGATTAGCTGTTCCAGCAGAACCTGATCCAGAACCTCCATCTCCTCCACCCCCTGATCCACCAGCAGAACCATCTAGATCTCCACTTCCACCACCATATCCACCTCCGAGAGAAGTTATGGTTGTAAGACCTGTACCAGAAATAGAACTATCTCCTCCTTGACCACCTAATCCTGAATCTGTTGAGGCTGCAGCACCACCTGCTCCCACTGTAATTGTATAAACTGTACCAGGAGTTAAATTTATAGAACTTTCAGATGAACCGCCACCGCCTGAAGTTTCACTACTAAAAGAGGCTCTATATCCTCCAGCACCTGATCCTCCTGCTCCTCCAGTTCCAGTTCCACCACCGCCACCAGCGATAACTAAAAAATCTGCTGCATATTGTACTTCTCCTAAACTACTTTGTAAACCATCATCAGTTACTAACCAACCTCTTGTTGAATCTATAAAAATTATAGTAACAGCAATTCCTTCAGTTCTTAATACTTTATTATCGGTTGAACCACCAATTTTATCTGAACCATTAGCAACTAATGTGACTGCGTTTGTATCAAAAGTATCTCTGTAATCTTTTATTGCAACTACAGCTCCTGCTGTTCCAGCTGGTAAATTAACTGTTATTGCTCCACCATTTGTGTCTACAAAATAACCTTCGCCAGCAACTGCTGTAAAAGTTGATGTCTTAACTGTTGTTGTCCAAGAAGCTGCACCTGTTGCACCAAAATTTGTTGCTGTGCCTTGATTGTTAATTGTTGCACCACTAGGAATAGTAAAAGTATCTCCACTATCTCCTAGAGTCACTGTTGTTCCTGATCGTGGACTAATTTTATTTACTTTTATTTCACTCATTAAACTATTACTAACGTTCCTGTCACTGTGATTGTTCCAGGTACTGTAATAGGTCCCGCAAGAACACCATTTTCGATTGTTTGCGTACCGTCGATTGTACCTGCTTGATTTTTTATAAATTCATCTGGAGCTGTTTGACCTCCGATGTATTGGATTCCATTTACTACTGCCGTCATAATTCCTCCTACGAACTAATATCGTCTATGAATGAAGTGACAATATCTAAACTAGAAGCAGTATTACTATTAGCTTTTAAT